GCGTGAGGCTGTTGTAGTCCCCGAATGCGTTCGGCGCATTCAGAAGTTCAACGATTGGATGTGCTGGCGCGGGCTCCCAACCGTCCGGCGTCTGAAGGCCGGCCTCGACGCGGGCATCCGCGATTGAGCTCGCTATCTCTTGCACGCAGGCACGAACCACAGCATGATTCTTGTACGCCTTTTCAAGCTCGGCTTGGGAATAACTCTCCCAAATCTTGTCGCTGACAATCCACGGAATGCCCGCGAGCGTCTCCCACCCGCCCGCGTTGACCCCGGTGTCCTGCGCCTTGCCCCTCCAAAGCCGCTTCCACCAACTCACAGTAGCTCGATCCTCATGTTTTCCCCCGCCCTCGCCCCAGACCACGCCAGCATCAGCGCGGTCACGCAGTCATCGTGCATCCCCTCCGGTGCGCTGTATCGCAGCATCCCCGATGGTAGCCGCTTCATTTCGTATGCCTGCAACTCGCCGATCAGTACGGGGTCAGGGACAATCTTGAGTTCACCCTGCTCGAATGCCAGCGCCAATGCTTCCACCGCAATCTTCTTGCTCGCCGCGGTCGTAGTGAACGGCTGTACGGGAAGCTCATCAGCTATCAACTGCTCGATCAGCGGCTCCCCCATGCTGTTGCGCTCAGGGATAATCAAGTCGGGCTTGAATCGGTCATAGACCGCCCGGAGCCGCTTCAGTTGCAGCGTGTAGTCAATCTGATTGAACCTGTCCTGGAAGACGCAGGCCCCCCTGGTCGCATCAATGACCGAAATCACGGTGAAGTCATTGAGCTTGCCCCAGTCAACCCCCATGACGTAGCTGTGACGTTCACTGGCGGCCTCCTGCCATGTCGCCGTTGCCGCCTCGGTCACGCCCCGGAATACGCCGCCTGCGTCATCCAGGAATTCGGCCATGAACTCCTGGCGGAATATACGGTCGGGAAGCGTCCGCCGGGCATCCTCGATCTCGGATGCCGGAATGAATGGGTTATCCGAGGTCGGCAATCGCCATGATGCCCATGTGACTTGCTTGTCATCCATGCCCCGTTGGTAGAGGCCAAATGTCCAGTTCCGGCCCTTCGGCACGCCGATAAACATCGCCCAACCGCGATAGTCGGCCAGGGTCGGTCGGAGGAATTCCGTCCAGACCCGCTCAGACATGAGCGTGAATTCGTCAAGTACCACGCCCCGCAACCCCTCGCCGCTCAGGCTATCCGGTCGCTCCGCTGTCCGAAGCCATATCTCGCTGCCGTTCGGGATCCGAATTTCCTTGTCCGCCTCTCTGATTTGCGCCCCGGCAGGTCGGAGCCGCCGCCCCAGCAGCCGCCAGGCCCGCTTCATGCTTGCCGAACGCCAAGATAACCCGACCCACCAGTAGATGCCGGGCATTCGGCAGACGCCCCGGATGATTCGGTCAACGCCGAGTTCAGTCTTTCCCCAGCGTCGCCCGGCCAGTACGATCTGAAACCGGGCATCGGAATCGAAGACCCGCCTCTGCGCCGGGTGAGGCCGAGGCATGGGAATTGTGATAATCGCGCCTGTTTCACTCATTTCCGCCAGTCAAAAACATGCACAAAAGATATTTTGTTCACTTTTTCCCCAGACTCGTTTATAGGGTTTTTGCCACCTCTGGGCTTTTCACGACTTCCCGAAAACGGGAATTTCCCAGATTCCAAAAAGTGTAACAAATATATTTTGTGTCTCTTTTCGCCACATGCGTTTCGGGGGTTTTCGCCAAAAAGTGCACAAAAATAATTTCGTGACGTTTTTGTTCAGTTCGGTTTATCAGCTTTTTGTCACCTCGCGGATTTGCCGGAGCACACGAAAAAGCAAATTTCTCGCAATTCAGAAAAGTGCACAAAATATGTTTCGTGACACTTTTCTTGAAACCGCTTCATGAGGTTTCTTCCAGCTACCGAACTTGCTCCTTGAAGTCCAAAAGGAGAATTCGAGGAATTCCCAAAAGGGGACAAAATGAATTTTGTGCCGTTTTCGTCTATCTGTTTTGATACGAAAGCCAGCCGCGTCCACCTACTCGGCATCCCCGTTATGATTTTCCTCGTCCTGGAACACGAACTGGACGGCCATCGGCCCGCCGCCGGAACCCGTCATTTCAATCTTCTGCGCCCGAAGCTGGCGGCAGTGGTTCAACAGGCTGTGCGCCGCTGACTGTCTAATCTGCTCGGAACGTGGCGTCTTGCCATCCGCGTGAAAGGGCCGCATCAACTGCCGCTGTGTCAGGAGCGCCTCGGCCTCTATCTCGTCCAGGTACTTCGCCCGGGCAAGCTCGTATTCGGTGCGCCACAGGTCGGGATACTCCTGCGTGAGCATGTGCATCGCGGAATTTTCATTCTTGTACCCGTACCGTGTCGCAATCTTCGCCCACGATTCTCCCTGGACGCGCAGAGCGACCGCTTCTTTTATGCGATCGGTAGTCTGTGTAGTGGGCTCACTCATTCGGCATAACTTGACAACAACTCTCGTATTTGTTATAATGCGGTACTATGAAAGCGCTTACCATAAAAGAACCATACGCCTCCTGGATTGCGAATGGCTCTAAAACTCTGGAAATACGCTCGTGGAGAACCTCCCATCGAGGCTCGCTCTTGATTTGCGCGCCAAAGCGAGTCATTGCAATCGCTGATTTGATTGATGTTCGCCTGATGCTGCCCGCTGATGCTCAAAAGGCCGCACATAACTACGTGCCTAATTGTTTCGTTTGGGTTCTTGCACATATTCGTCAGATTCCACCGCGTCATGTTCGCGGCAAACCCGGTCTTTTCGATGTCGAACTTCGGCAATTGCAACTGGTCCAACAGAAGGCGATTTCCTTCGACGCATGATGTTTATATTGCCTTTACGTCCCGCATGGCCTTGAACCGTCTCATAGCCAAGTTTTTCGTAGAAGGGCGTTGGGTCACCAGTGCTTTGATCCGCCTTGCTCCGCACGTAATCGGGCTTGAGCGCCTCTACCAAAACCGAGCCAATGCGTCGCCCTCGATATTTCGGATGCACGAGCAAATTCCACAGACCTCGGCGACTCTTTCTGCCGACAGTTGCCCACGAGACAAGTTTCTTGCCGTCAAAAACCACCCAGGTCTCGTCATTGTGCATCGTGTCCCAGAGATAGTTTCTGCGAACAAGCCAGTCCTTTCTCAAATAGATGTCAACAAAGCCCAGTATCTTGGGAATGTCCTGGTCTGTGCCACGTCGAAACGTTAATCCGTCATTCTCAAAAGACGTAAGAGGCAACGCTCTCTCCAACCTAAATCCAGAGACTCTTGATGCTTCTCTCTATCCTCGTGTAGTCGTTCCTGCACCTCGCTCGCCTGTTCTTTGGTGAACTTGAATATCAAGCTGTAATTGTCATCATTCACATTGCCCGCGCTGTCGCTCGCCTCTACAACTTCCAGCGCGTCAAGTTTCAGATTGAGGGAAAGTTCCGGCAGTTCGGTCTTGAGTTCCTCCAGGATTGGGCCGAGGTCGGGCGTGAATTCTCCGGCAATCTCCGGGCTGTTGGCGGCCACATTTGCAGCCTTTTCCATTGACGGCTCCCAGTCAACCACCCTGATCGGCCAGCGGTCGCCATTGGGACAGGCGACGGAATGGTTATCCAGCTTCAGCCGGTCGCCGTACTGTGCCTTGAGCGCGGCAAGCCGCTGATGGCCGGTAACGAGGTTGCCGGTACGTTGATTCCAGGTCAGGCCGGAAATGTTCCCGAATGCGCCGACGGAATGCTTCAGACCCGTGAACGCCTCTGGCGAGATTGCACGCGGGTTGTAGGGCGCGGGCTTCAGGTCATCCAGGCTCTTGAGTTCACTCATCCGGCCACTTCCCCCCGGCAGCTTGTGCGGCTTGCCTCTTTCTTGCGGTTGCGGTGCAGTTGCGTCGGCGGAGGCGTTGGGCTACGGCCCCTATGCAGGTGGTGTGGGATCGGGAGGTTGTGCACCCACGACGGCCAGCGTGCCACCTCATCCCCTGCAATCTTGAACTGCCGCTTCAGGATTGCATTCATTGTTTTTTCCGCTCAGATCGCAACCGTTGCCGCTCGGCCCTGAGCTCTATTGCGAGCGCTTTCGCCACCAATAGGAGTAGCTTCAGGGGCCGCCGAAACATACCCACCTTCACGAGCTCTTGCGCCTTCTGGATAGTGGCCTCATGTTCTTTCAGCCGGTCATTCGTCATTCGCGCCGTCATCGCCCTCTCCGCCAGCCTCGCGGTGACGCCCCCGTTGGAAACCGCCATTTGTGCCCGCATTGGACGCAAGCATACTTTCCGCCCCACTTCTGTACGGGACTTGTGGTATTC